CATATATTGTTTTCATTCTCTTTACCGCCTTTCCTGTTATCTGTTTTTTGCTTTCCTGTTTCTTATGTATATAATATATCACATAATTATGTGATTGTCAACGATAAAATCACATTTTTTTGAGAAAAATAATTGACTTTTTAAATGGCATATTTTACAATAGAATAGGAGGTGAATATAAGATGATAGAATACAAATTAGATATAATAGATGAATTGAAAAGAATCGGAATAAATACGACAAAAGCTAAAGAAACTGGTATATTCGGGCAGGATACAATGCGTAAATTTAGGAATGGAGACACACGAATATCGGTAGAAGTGTTGAATCGTTTATGCTGTCTTCTGGAAATGCAACCAAGGGATATTCTCAAATATGTAGAAACATCGGATGACAAAGAAAATATAATCTCAAAATTATGTGATAAACCCGTTGACAATCACACAAATATGTGATAGAATAAAGATAGTTAAAGAACATCTTAACTAATCGCCGGGGCAAGCCGGAGGAAGGAGGACACATGGAAGACATTATGACAGACAAGCAGATGGAAATATTACTTACGTTAGTAGCTGACAAGTTCGCAGGCTGTAAAGACATGGAAGAAGTTGAAAAGGCAATTCAAGAGGTAAGAGAAATGGCACAAAAAAATAAGCCTACAGAATAGGCTTAAGGCAAAGACAAGGGAGGGCGGGCTTGCCACCGCTCCCCCATCTGGATACATTATAGCAGATAAATATAGTTATGACAATAGGCGGCCCACTACGGACCGCCCTTATTATTACTCTGCCAGTCCCGGATACTGCAATGCTCCGTCTTGATCTGGAGTCAGTGTCACCGGCTCCATGACAAGCTTGCCTTCCTGATCGAGATAGTACCACTTCCCGCCGCTCGCCTGCAATCCCTTTACCATGGCGCCATCTGCTCCAAGATAGTACCAGTCTCCCTCATACATATACCAGGTGTCATGTACCATCAGGCCAGCGCCGTTAAACCAGTACCATTTACCGTCTAAGTCCTGATACCAGGCATTACGTACTGGTTCCCCGCTGTTACCGAGATAATACTTCCACCCGCCGTCCTCCTCAAACCAGCCAGATTTTTTCGGTGCTTCCGGCTTCGGCGCTGCATCGTCCTGTATATACCGCCTGACGCATACCAGCCCCTTTCTCCAGCCTCCCGGCGCCCATGAGTCATACCGGCTCTTGCAATATGCTGTAAGCTGCTTATAACTCGGTCTGCCGCTACCATGGCCGCAGATAATGCCATTACCACAGTACATCTCAACGTGGCCGATTTTTAGTGGACGGCTCTTATCGGTCCCCGCAAATTCCAGCATATCACTGGGGCGCAGCTGTGAAACGTCCGGAATACCCGCAGCTATGACTATGTCTACGGTTGTCAGTTTGCTCGACTGATATATTCCGGCGGTATTAAGTATGCCGAAGCTCTGTCCGGCCTCCGCGTATGCATAACAAATAGAACTACTGCAATCACTGTAGTAGTTGCCATCCTTATATTTTTTGAAACAGTAATCACGTAGATTCTGGCTGTAATAATTGCGTCCAATCAGCATATCATACTTTGCAATTACTGCCTGTCTCTTTTCTTGTGCTGTCATAAAGCCTCCTATCAAAAAAGGCCCAGGATTCCCCCAGGCCCATTAATAAGTACAGTATCACCGGCTCTTACCCTGCCGGCCGGGAGATACGCGGATCACCTCCGGCGTTAACGGCCGCCACCCTGATAATCTGTATTGTCGATCTTATCCTTTAATACCGCGATATACTTTAGCAGCCATTCAGGCACCGCAGCGCCCATTCTGCCAGCGTTTTCGATGATAGATAACAGTTCATTAAGCAAGTACCAAACTGCCACCAGTAGGCCAAAAAATGCGCTGGCATGAACCGTAAATCCCAGGTGACCTGATACCACAGCAATCACATAGTCAACTACCATTGCAACGGCAATCACGCAGAGATAGCCAACTTTTTTAATGATCCCCTTTGCGCCTCTTCTGGAACTCCACCCATAATCAGGATCATTCGGATGGTCAATTGCCTCAGTCTTACTCGCTAACATACCGGTTATGTAATCTACAACCATCATAGCCGCCAGCGCACATAGTACCGGAAACAGGATTCCCAGTTTATTACTTAAATAGGCGCCAGCCGCAGCCAGCACTCCCTGAACTCCAATTATATATTCTCTTTTCATAGCCTTATTCCTCCGGATTCTCTATCAACCAAGCTTCTGTCTTCGATCTCCAGAAGTTTGGTACCTCATTGATAGTAATAATACCGCGCCTGATTCGCAGACCGTAGAATGCACCCATTATACTGTACCTCCTTCTGCCAGTGTTCCAACTGCTTCACCGAGATCACCGATTGCTCCGTCATGTACCGCATGGCCTTCCTCCAACGCGTCCAGACGCTTCTCCTCGTCTGTTTTTTCACGTAAGCTATACGTTGTAAAGACAACGCCATCAGTAGCGATTACGGACGTCTCAGTCACAAGCATGAGATCAGTATAATTTCCTACAACGGTACCGTCTCCGTTTTTGATTTGTACGGTTGCGAGATTATCCGGCGTCAATGTCTCCCATGTTGCCACCATGGCCATCCGATCAGCTGCCGCCACCTGTAAGGCTCCCAGGCTTGCGCCTGCCTCCAGTTCGATAATAGTTCCATTTTTTAAAATCATAGTGTCCTTCATGTACGGACTCCTTTCTCCCTTTCGGGTATAAAAATAAGAGCCTTTCAGCTCTAATTAACAGGTTTCTTATTCGTGAAAATAGTGATTTAGCCAGCATAACTGGATTAATTGTCAAAGATATTACATTAAACCCTGGTTATGCCATCTATGGAACATGGGCCACCCGGATCATAAAAGATAAATCTTCAGGGATATGTGTTATCAATCTGGCAATAAGAAAAGCTGATAATAGTGTAATTAATACAAACACTTATGTTGATATCGGTATTTTACCTGATGGGTTCCTTCCTATATATCCAACAGGCGCATCAGGCATAGGTGAAGAGCCCGGTGCGATAAACCACCCTGTCGGAATAATACTTTTTGAAGGAAAAATCAAAGCAACTACATATGGAGAAAACACAAGAAATATAATTGCAAGCTTTTCATATTCAACAAATTAAATGATCAATTAGCAGGGAATTTCTTCCATCCATGAACATTTCCGCTATCAACACTATGAATAAAAAAGTAACTTTGTCCTTGAACAAAGGCCACTACCGTTTGATAGTTAGAATAATCGCCATACACAAAGGCAAATCCAGCAGTATTATATGTAAGTCCTGCTTTGAAGGGTGTATTTAACGTATCAACATCCCAGCGGAGAAAAACAGGGCCATCACTAGGAGCCATAAGATTACTTGAGTAGACTGCTTTTGCTAAATCACTATTTACTTTACCAATCTTGTCATCAAGAGTCTTACCCATCACAGCATCAAGCGCAGACACTCCTGGTGTTGTTGCCAGTGCATTGTTCGTCAGCGGCGGCATCGGTCCAGTCGGTCCGGTTGCTCCCTGCGGTCCGGTTGCTCCGCGTGCTCCTGTATCTCCCTTCGGTCCTTTAATATTCCCGATTAATATTCTTGCCATTTTCAAACTCCTTTCTTTAATCCACAACCAGATACAAATCCCCGGTTGTGCTGTCATAATCTAAATCTGGCGGGGTTGATCCGTCCTGATATATGCAATATAAATCACCGGATGAATCTACTTCAAATCCAAAAATCATGTCACCTTTATCGCCCTTTGGCCCTGGAGGTCCTACATCACCTTTCGGTCCCTGTGATCCGGTTGCACCACGTGCCCCGATCGGACCAGTCGGACCGGTTTCTCCCTGCTTCCCCTGTGGACCCTGCGGCCCTATGATGCTTCCAAGATTAACTTCTCTCGGCATACTGATATGCCTCCTTTACGATGGATAGATCGCGTATAAATTACCACTCCGAATTTCAAATGTTGGAGAAGCCCCATCCGCGCCTTTTAACCCCTGTGGTCCCTGCGGGCCCTGATCTCCTTTCGCTCCTGTAAGTCCCTGTGGTCCCGTAGCTCCGGTGTCTCCTTTGTCTCCTTTTGGCCCTTGCGGACCGGTTGCTCCAGCCGCGCCGGTTGCCCCCTGCGGCCCCTGTGGCCCGGTTGCTCCTACAGCCCCCTTAATGTTTCCCGTCTTCGTCCATATGCCAGATGTTCTTTTATATATGTCATAAGTACTTGTATTAAGATAATTATCCCCATCTGCACCTTGTGTTGTCGGTGCGGCCGTACCAGTCAACCATGTGGCTCCATTATTACCTTTCGGCCCCTGCGGACCGGTTGCACCGGTATCACCTTTATCACCTTTCGGGCCTTGTGGTCCTATAATATTTCCAAGATTGACTTCTCTTTCAGCCATGTCCATTCTCCTTCCTACTTGTTATATTTCGCTATTAGATTCCCATCACGTATTTCAAATTCCGGTGTAATACCAGGCGGTCCCTGCGGGCCCGTAAGGCTGTACAGACTTACCAGTACATGCCACTCATTGCTGTCTGTATATCTCCATTTAATATCCGTGCCATCATTGGTAAGTTCGATCTCCCGCTCTTCTTTCATGATCCTGACACGCTCACCCACCAGAATATCTCCTGACATCAGTTGTGCATATTCTCCATCATAAATCATACTGTCTGCGCGGTATCCCCATGTAGCTACATAACCTTCTCCGTAAATTTTAACAGGAACCTGCCCTGGTTCTCCGTCCAAAGGCAACAGCCGCTTATACTCTTCCATATCTGGCAAAATATAATTATCTGGTCGCGGTCTCGAAGCAACCGGCATCCATATTGCCAAAACTGTTTCTCCACTGTTTTCTTTACGAATGTATATATACGCTGTTATTGCAGTTGCATTTTGAAGCATATAATCAGGAATCTTTACCTGCTTTCCATGCATATACTCCATACTGGATAATGAACCTTGATAAAAATTAACCTCTGAACCATCTGGAATTTCATATGCGACCGATAAAATCTGACCATAATCCCATTGCGTCAGACCATACGCTATACCTCGTTCTCCTGTTAATTCAGCTTCTATCATCAACATCACCCCTTAATCGTTAACTAACAGAAATAATTCTCCGCTGCTACTGTTATATTCGAATGTCGGCGGTGTTCCTCCATCAGGATATACTGCATAAAAATCTCCAGTCTCTGGATCCACTGCCAAGCAGAACATTCCAGTCTGCGGAGAAATTACTGCTGAAATTCCCTGTGCCCCATTTAACTCCCCAGCATTCAGCTTTCTTTGTATTTCCTCCATGAGTTGTTGAGTATTCCCGGTTACAACCTGTGATTGCAGTCTGGCTTCATCTGCTTTAATAGCGGCCGTTTCTGCACCTGTTGCCTTAGCTTCCGCTCGCTCCGCCGCATTCTTCGCTGCATTTGTAGCATTGATTGTGTTCTGCGTTGCCGCTATCGCATCATCTTTTGCTTTTACAGTTTTTTCATAAATATCTTCATAACCGGTAAACTTATCAACCAGTTCTTCAGCGGCCGCTTCAAGTTCATCTAATTTTCCAACATAGCCACCAGCTTCAATACTGCTGTCATTGATTGTATCTTCTCTGACATGGTATAGAAATCGACAGGATGAAGATCTGCCATCACTGTATTTAAACTTCACATCAGCTATAGCTTTACCTGGGATCGATAATTCATTTCCAAGAAGCCTGTATACATAGCCATTCCCGGATTTTATCAGATTTCCCACAACCGGAATACGGTTTTCCAGTCTGATATTAATGGTTGCGCTGACTGCATCAGTCACATATGCACCATCATTTTTTACCCGGAGTGTGAATTGGATCTGTCCATAATCTCCCTGTGTTAGATAGATACCGGTATCAATCGGATCACTGTATTTCGTGTTTAAGTCAATATCATAGTTTACCATCTATACCACCTTTCCCATGATTACATACGACGCCCCTGCTCTTATCAATAAAACTTTATCACCTATCACCGGTGCATAACTGGAAATGTATTTATACGGCTTCTGGCTGGCCGTTCCTTCCCCGTAAAAGCGGACATAAGGACGCCCGTTCGATATACTCGTCACGGTTGCCATACGGTAAGTTTTCCTCTCACCCACAACATATTCTTTTATGTCCTGGAGACGTTCACCCGGATTATCATAGATCATAATTTCACCACCCGTTTTAATGTATGGGTCATGGTTCCCCCAATGTTCAATTCCATCTCCCACGCATATTCAATATACTTATTTCCAACACCGAGAGTTGTTTCATTCACAAAGATACAGTCACGGTACTCATGGTGTGGCATCAGACCTGTAGAAATTGTAATGGCATCATAAGTCTGGCTCTTTTCTATTGCAATTCTTCTGACCAGCGCATCAAGGGTTTCCTGATCTGCAATATCATCAACACTTTCAATATCAACAACATTCCTTCCACGGTTTACCGTTGATATTTTACTACCCACGCTGTCGTTCACATATTCACTTCTCAGTTCCTCCCCATCCGGATCGTCGGTATATCTAACAAAAATATTGGGGACATTGTACATATCAAGACTTTGCTTCGCCCCAGCCTTAATGATACTCCTATCGTCTGTCCTATATGAATGTTCTGTCCTGCGGTTTACCGGCTCTATAAATCGGCGGCTTACTGCATATCCGTTACCATTAAAATGCAACGGCTCATAGTTAATCGCTGTAAGCAGAGAGTTAATGATTTCAAGCTTGCCTGTACCAATTTCAAATTCAATATCTTCACGTGATGTTAATACCGATGTCTCAATATTGATTTTCTTAATACCTGCGCCATTGATGATATTTCTTATCTCCCTTACATAGTTAGATCCTGCCGAAAAAAACAATCTCTGCCGTATCTTATCCTCGCGCAAAATCGTACTGTAGTCATAGCAGTCAATATTCTGATATACTCCACAGTTTTGAGCCTGGCGCTCCGGGCTGCTCATAATATAAATCCCGAGCGGGTATTTCAGCCATCCCCGCTCTGTCAGAAGCATAAAAACAGGGCGGATTCTAAGATCAGTCTCCTTAAAATCTACCCCTGTTGTTTCCTTCACGTTGAAGGTTCCGGTTCCCATAATCTCCTGAGAGCTGTCAAACCGGATACTGCCAGATACATTCTCAAGGTCTTTCAGCTTCCGTTCGTTTCTGTCCAGCAGCTCAAAACGAAAAGCAATAGTTCTGTCACCTTCCAGCATGTTCAAAACTTCTTTATGGGTATAACCTCCCTGTGCAAGGCTAATCACCGAACCTCACCCCCAGATCATAGCCGATACGGCTTAATGACAAATCAAACGTCTTTCCTCTGTCAAAGAGATCATTTTTAAAGCTGAACTCCGTAATCTCACAGCAGAAGCACTCATCCCGGCTACGAAATAGATAGATACCGTTCAGGCTGTGAATCTGCTTCATTGTTTCCGCTTCCCTGTTTGGAAGAAAGAATGAAGTACTAAGTGTTGATTCTTTATGTATACCGGACTCTTTCACCTTATACGGGCGGCCTTCGTAACTGATCAGTTCTGATTCATTACTCTTCTTCTGCTGTGTTTCGATATGCCAGTCACTGGTAGATTTTATGATCCGGACACTCTCCGCCAGGTTCTTCATCTCGGCCAGACGTGCACCTTTGTATCTCACGGTTATATCTGCCTCCCCGCTGTCAGAATACCCACCCGAGTACGCCCTGACAATATAATGGTACAGCCTGTCAGGCTTCACCGTGTAATCCTCGTATTCGCTTCCTGTAAATCTGCCTATTGGACTGTACATTCCGCCTTCTTCCGATCGATACACAAATTTTGTACCGGCTGTCGAATCCGTAGTTATCTTCACACCTGCGTCAAGTGCTGATACCGTTATGGACGGTCTGGCCGGCACCGAAGCTGTAATACTGAATACCTGAGCGCTCTCATCTGACCAGATCCCATAGGCGCTCCCTATCCGCATTTTAACGACGTACTGGCCGTTTTCCAGCATCATATCAGGCACATATGAATCAGACAGTCCTCCGGCCCGTTCGCCGCTGTCATGAATAATTTTTCCGTCCTTTATGATCTGCAAAGTATAGACTGCATTTTCTGATTCGTTGCATTTCCATGTTATTTCCGTAATGGAATCATTCTTCATTCCCGTAATAATCGGACTGGCCGGCCTCCCTGTGAGTTCAAATGTCCCGTATGCATACCCGGAAGCCGCATTGATGGCGTTATAGGTCTGTACCCTCCATTCTACAATTCCGATAGATATTGCAGCCGTTTCCATCGTATAGGACTGCTCAGAAGTATTCTGCGTGACTGTGGTCCATGCAGCTTCTCCCTGCTTACGCCAGCCAAATTCAAACTTCGCCTGTCCTGTATCGTAAAGCGAATTATATTTCCACTGAAACGTAATGCTTCCGCTTTTCTCAATTACGTCACCGTTAGGATATAGAATCGTCGGAAGGCTAGGAACCGCGTTGTTGTATACTACATTGATATATGGGGCCTTTCCGCCCTCCTTGCTTGTAAACTTCCAAGATAAGTTTGGTACCACCCTATCATCAATGCTGTAAACAGCCAGAACTACGTTATTCTTTCCGACATTATTTTTTACGATACTGGTTACATCCCATTCAATCCATTCGTTGTTATCCTCCACAGTGGCTTTGGTTTCATATTCGGTTGGGGACCATGCTATATCACTGTCCAGATACTTGTTGTAAAACAAATTACCTGTAAGATTAGAGATATCCGGGATATTATATTGTGCGCATCCTATGATACTGTTTTTCACTTTTATTTTGTTATGCAGTCTTATAACCGCTGACACAATTTCTTTGTTATCAAATGCAGGGAAATTGAATTGAACAAAGATTCCCATAAAGGCTGATGCACTGATCTCTCTCCACATTGCAAGTTCTGCACTGCCATAGTTATTATCGCTCCCGGAATAACGACTGATAAATGTATCCCCTGTACATTGGATTGTCTGTTCTGCCATTATATCGTTCTCCTTCCTGTCCGGTATGCCTGGCTTTCCTGCTGGGCCAGCTTTACGACTTTGTTAAAATCATCAACTTCTCGGGCATCAATGGTACAGTAAAATACATTAACGGTCCCGGACCCACTTTTAACAGCATTATTCGGCACGACTCTGGAACCTTGCGGCAGCCGCACCAACTCAGGACCGTGTTCTCCGACCCAGGCTTCTTCACCAGTAGTATACTCAGTTCCGGAAGCATAATATTTCGTACCGTTTACAGTGGATTTTGATGTATTAACCAAATCCTCCGTTGACGTTTTAACTTCCCGCATGGCGTCACCGACCGCTGACGCTCCTCCAACAATCAAAGCAATAGCCGCCGCGATCGCAAGCAGAATAAGCAATAATGGCAGCATTCCAGCCGTTGCCGCTCCCCCAGTTGCCCCCATCATTGTATTTGCAATAGCGGCAGCGTTGCTTGCTACTGTATAAGCCATAACTGCTTTTGATACCGAACCGATCACGAGAACTAGGGTCCCGAATACTGCTATCCCAATTAATACCGGTGTAGGAATAGAGGATAGCAGATCCACAAAATCTGTCAGCAGCGGAACAAGAAATTCCCCGAGATGCAGCTTTAGTGTCTCCATTTTGCGGTTCATACGCTGCATAGCATCATCGAGTGCCCCAGCCTCCTGAAGGGTTTCATTGCTTAGGACATACCCCATCTTATGTGCTTCTTCGGCAAGTTCCCTTAATCTTCTGCTTCCCGCCTCGATAAGTGGATTTAAATCCCTTGCCGATCTTCCAAAAATTTCCATAGCCTTTGCGTCACGTTCTGTCTCATTCTGTATTTTTCCAAGCGCATCAATAACATCATAAAAAACGGCTTCTGAATCTCTGAGTTCCCCGTCATGTTCTTTATACCGGACTCCAAGACGTGCGTATTCTTTTTGCAAGTCCTTGTTTCCGTCTCTTGCCTGCCCCATCGTACGGATCATCTTAGTCATAGATCCATTTACGGTTTCAACTGATACATCGACAAATTCAGAAGCATACTGCAGCTCCTGTAAGGTGTCCGTGGACAATCCCGTTGTCGAAGACATAGTAAGGAGATTATCCGCCGTCTTAGACAGTTCAATAGCAAGGTCACCGTATGCTGTTACCAACGCTCCGACTATAACAATCGCCTCTCCGACTTCTTTTTTTGTATCATCAAAGTGGGAAGCAAGACTTTCCAACATAGGATTCGCCTGTAGTCCAATTGCGTCCGCAACATTCCTGATCGAATCCCCGAATGTTTCATTTGTATCTTTCAAATCTTCGCACTTTTTATCCGCCTCTTTTAACTGCCCTTCCAGCTTGTAAAGTGCTGTCTCCTGGTCTGCCAGGGATTTACTCAACGCCACAACTGCCTTACTGCCTTCTTTTTCCGTTAAGATTGCTTTATCATGAGCCTTCTGTGCCTCTTCCACTTTGCGTTTCTGGAGTTCGATTTTTTGAGACAGATAATCATGCTTAATTCTAAGCTGATCGGTTTCCGTACCGTATACTTTTGCTTCTTCATAAGCTCTTTTAAATTCTGAATTCAGCAGCCCCATATGCCGGGATACCTCGGCAGTTCCACCGGTAAACTGTGAGTAATCAAGGCCGAGAACAATTGTTTTTTTATAAGTACCCGCCATTTCCAAACCCCTCAATTTCTGTCATACTGTTTATTTCTCTGCTGCATCGGAAATATTTTGATTCGTATTCCGTCCCCTCTGCCGCCGCGGCCCGCGTTTCCAACTCATCTGTATACATATCAACCATTGCAATTATTTTTCTATGTGGTGAACTCCAAAATTCAGGCTCGGTACGCCCCATTTTTATACAGTAGGTATAATAGAGATAATCAATATGGAAATCTATCTCTTCATCTGCTTTATGGTTACATACCGAGCCATTATTTTTTTTGCAAGTTCTTTCTGCCTTTCGTCCATCATTGTGTATAGAGACTCCATAAACGTTTCCACCACTTCCCGTCCAGACATCATTCCCATTCGGTCAGAAAGAAGTACAGCCTCCTCGTATGATATTCCCGATTCTGGCATAAAAATGGCATAGACACAGCATGGCAGAATATTGGTGTCTTCCATGGAATCCAGATTAATTTCCAGTTTATTCATTATTTTTTGAAATTCAAGAAGGCTGCGCATATTACAAAAACCATGGTATTTTTTATTTTCTACAGGATCAATTAATTCTATTTCCTGCGCCGGCTCTACCATTATCGTTTTCATTCTTATGCCCCCTTCGCCGGGTATGTACTCGGTCCTGTTGTAAACCATTTAGCAGCCTGAGCATCTGTAAACTCCGGATTCGCCGCATCACCAAAAAAGCGCAACCATTTATCGCTTTCTCGCGGAATAAAGTTTATAGTAACACTGTCCGTTGAAAAAGTAATATTACCTTCAGACTGCTTATTTGTGGAATTGATCGGCTGTGCCTGTCCTTTTAAAAGCCATACAAACTCACTTTTTCCTCCAGTCTGTTCTACCTCATACCCAAGTGCAATATATGGCGGCTCATCACCGGCTGCTTCTACAACGACGCCGTCTTTAAATGAATTTCCGCATATTTCAGCTCTTACTTCTGCAAATACTTTATTTACATCAACCACAACCGCAATGCCATTAAGGATAGAAACATCCTCCTCTTTTACTCCCTCTCCATACAATTCCCCTTTCGACACGCTGGGAGTAAGTTGGATCTGCATGGCTTTTCCAAAGCCTTTTACTTCTCCATACGTTGTACCAGTGCTATCGTCTGTCGTCAGTAGACAGTATTTCAGATTTTTCACATTGATTCTGTTTGATTTTGTACTTTTGCTAGTCACAAATATCACCTTCCATTTTCTCGAATTTAATTATCGCTCTCCATAGTTTCGCTGCCGGATCACAGCTTTTCTCTACCTCCGGTATGGAGTATTCTGGCATCCCGATTGCCTTCATGATTTTTTTTACCGCCTCATCAAGCGCCATTCTTTCCACATACCATAGATCCACCTCATAACTGCTTACCCATTCCTGACCGGTTCCATCTCCGTTCAGCTCTGAAGCAATATAATAATCTATATAGGTTGCGCAGGCCGGAAGTAGCGGATCAGGCTCTTTCAGTACCGGAATATTCAATTCTGCTTTTATAATTTCCTCTACCGTCATTTCATTACCTTCTTTACCATATCATCAATGGTCTTTTCCACTTCTCTCTGTGCGTCTCTCATGGCCTTATCCATAAATTGATTCCCTGGCACCCAGGTATGGCCGTCACGTGCAAAATGGCCGTCATTTATCTTATTCCACTTATATCCGGTCATTTTTCCTCCACGTATACTTGCATACAGCATCCCATTTTTATCTTTCCGTACATCTGCGGTTACATCATCCCTGGCATGTTCATACGGTCGGCTGCCGTCATAATTGGAGGGTGGTATTTCTTTTGAGCGCGCTTCAATATCACTACTATGGAGATACTTTTTTATTTTTCCTTTGACGATAGTACCGAGTTTCCGGAGCAGCGGACGTTCCTGGCTTTCGAGTCCTTTCGGCATCTGTGCAAGCATCTGGTCGATCTCAAATATTCCCTGCTCATAATCGAACTTTACATCCATCTCATCACCTCACGGTTATCTCCATCTCTCCAATATTTTTCTGGAATGCCCTAATAATAATATACAGTTCTCCATCATACCGGATTTGGGATGGCCGATATTTCTGATTACCGATTGTCATGATACATACTTTATAATCATCTGGATTAATACTAATAGTCAGTTTAGGTGTAAGACCGACTCCATAAGCCGCAAAAAATTCACTTCGCACTACACTCTTTATTTCACAAAACACTTCTGTTTCATGATGAATTATTTCTACACCTTCCGGAACTGATGTAATCAGCACACAGACATCATTTCGCATTGTAATCACCACACAGACTCAGGGAATCTCTCAGGGCCACATAAGCCCGCTCGTAACGTTCAGCACCGCCATCATAGTTATACTGCCATTTACAATACAACTCTGCTGACTTAATAATAAGAGGATCGTTTTCTTTTTCGGCAGTAACAACGCCCACCCGTGTCAGATCACACAGGCAGGCGTCTATATTGGCACTGATATCATAATCCAGCTTATTATGTGTTATTCTCATTGATAGTTTGATCTTTTCAAGCATACTGCCGCACCCCCTTTTTAGGCGCTCGCTTTCTTCTTCGTGATCGTAACCAGGGAATTTTTATCAATTACCTTTCCGTCACATATCATAACTGCTTTGGTGATCTGGTCCTCTGTGTCGTTATCTTCATAACTTTTAACCACCATGTTGTAATTGGTATTAAACATGTAATCTGACCAGTCAAAGAGGAAGGCTACTACGGTATCCGCTTCAATGGATGCCCCAAGGCTTGTCATATAATCGTTTAAGACTACCCGGCGGCCGAGGAGCGTTCTCTCAGGCTTTCCGTTAATTCCATAGTTCACCCTGGCAATCGGCTGTTTGTTTGTGTCAACCATTCCAATAAATTTCATGAAGGTTTTCTTTGTCATATTCCAGACGGCTCCGTTTTCGTAGGCCAAATCGAGAGCGGCTTCTGCCTCTACAAGCGTCTGGTATGTCGGATCAGCATTCACGGCCAGGTCAATATTATGACTGGCTTCCACAGTTTCCGTCAACACGCCTTTGGGCTGTCCAACACCGGTACCGCTGATAAATGCTGTTTCCTGTGCTTTTACCATTGCTTCAGACACGCTTTTAACAAAGACTGTCTCGAATACCTGCAAGGACATTACGGTAGTTTCCAGTGTCATGGCAATTGCGCATCTCAGCTTATATCCCTTAATGTCGATCTGTCCGGTTGTCTTCTTCTGCTTGTCACTGGTTCCGCCTTCCGCTACCCATGTTGCTACCGGCTTCACGCTGGACGTCGGAACCGTAGCCCCGGCAGCGAAGGAAGTTCTGGTCACAAGCGGAAGCAGCATTCCCATGGACTCCATTTTTTCCACGATCCGGTTGACTACGGTCGGAGAGATTACGGAACCTACATCCGTGGTCTTTGTTGTGGCAGATGCATTCCTGAACTTCTCCGGAATCGCTGTTCCTTTAAGGACATAATTCATGAATGCTTTCCGATACTCCACGGAATCGTACATATCTTCAGAGCTTTCGCCGTCTCCTCTTCCAAAGGAAGCGCCGTCACCGACTCCGGAAAGAGGAAGAGGCGGCGTGGACAATGCCCTTAAGTTCGCTTCTGCTTTGGCTGCTGCTTCAAAATTCTTATCCAGCTCCGTCACGGCCTCCATTTTCTTATTAGCCTCCTCCAACTTTCCCTCGTTGATAAACGTCTCCGCTTCGTTGATAAGTGCCTGTCTTTTTTCCTCATATTCTTTTCTATTCATTACCTCTGTCTCCTTTCAGATTTAACAATTTCAGCCGTAACTCGGCCTGTGCTTTGTGTATTAAAAAATCCGGGGGGTTCTGTCCCGGATCTTTAATCATATTTCTTAATTTTTCGATTGTCTCCGGCGGAATTCCTCCAAATGCGTTTTGCATCGGGATGGCGCTGTCGGAAAACATAATTCTATCGACAAATCCGTGTTCTACGGCCTGCTGTGCCGACAAATAAGTTTCGCGGTCCATCAAGTCCTGTAATGATGCTGTATCCATTCCAGTCTTGTCTATGTACGCATTCATAATGGACTGATTCGCTGCCCGCAAGGCGTCTCCGGTATTGGTCATGTCCCGGTAGTCTCCCGAAGCAGATGTCTTGACATTGTGGATCATGAACATTCCGGTTGGACTGATCTCGCACTCTCCGGCCTGCGCAATCACTGACGCGGCGCTTGCGGCGATTCCGGTAATCTTAATCACTTTCCTTCCGGAATAATTCCTCAGTTCTGTGTAGATTTCTGACCCTGCGAATACACTTCCGCCAGGGGAATTGATATAGATTTCAACGTCTTCGCCTCCGGCCTCTTGCAAAGCCTTGATAATTTTCTTTGGAGATGTGCTCTCTAACCCAAGCCAGTCATATACCCATTCATTCCCAGATTCAATGATCTGCCCCTTCACATCAATTCGCTTTGCCACTCTTCTCCCCCCCTTCTAATAGCGCCGTGATTCCGGCCCTCGTTTCATTTACGTTATCCAGATTCATTTGGGCCATGAGGCCCTTGATCTGGTTGACTGTCTGTGTGTCAAGTCTTCGCAGTGGCTTATCTCCATCAGGCACCGGACTTAAGTTCAGCGTTTCTCTCCATTCGTTCGGTGTTAGGGCTCCTCTGTCTACCATGGCCTGTAAAGCCAGTTTTGTTGACAGGCTGGCACAATGTAGGTTTCCTGCATCGAAATAGATTTTGTTTCCGCAGCCTCGTTCCCTCCGACTGAATAATTTCCTTGTGTACTCTCCTGACATCTGCCCGGCGAGCGGTTCAATCACCAATTCAAAATAGCTGTTCCATTCATCTTCCGTGTAATTTGCATGGACGATTTTTTCATTCGTATTGAAAAACGCATAGATCCTCTTTTTGGTATTATCCATCTGCAAAGCATTGGGGACGTAATCCTTTGGCTCGATCCGCTCCGCTGTCGCTTTGGAATCGACTCCGGCAGCGCCAAACGTAGAACTGGAAATGCTTAAATAGTTGTCCACAAATTCCTGAACAGAACTTTTTAGATCCTCCGGCCGCATAGACGAGTTAAATTTTAACAGCCATCGGATCACACCGCTGTTTTTGATTGCTTTTATGATTCCCTGATCCGTAGTTGATACGATGTCCATAAGCTGTTCCAGGGCTTCTTTGGGGGAATCTCCAAACAAGTCATTATCGTTGAAATCATTCCGTAGGTGAATCACTTCACTGTATGGGAACATGGACGTTTTCCCGTTCAGGTAGTAGAACTTAAGGTATAGTTCCTGATTTTCATACTTTGCTTCCACACCGGCGGCTGGAATCGGGTACAGCTGTTCCGGTATTCCATTAGGATCCCGTACGATCAGAATAAAGGCGTTGTTGTTTAGTGCAAGCTGTGTCGCCACCTTCTCTTGCATCACCTGGCCGCACATATATGGGTTCGGTTCCTCCAGTAGAAAGCGTATGTACGGTTCAGGATTCACCGAAAAGGATTTCCCGTCATTTCTGACATGCTTTGCTATCAGCTTCCCGACCGCCTTCGCATATGGCCGTATGCATGATCTGACAATATCGGATTCATATAGTTTTCCATTCCACGCAAAAAAGCCGTTTCCCTGCTCGGTGATCATTTTGTAAACAGTGCTTTTCCCGATATTTTGAAAAAAGTTTATTATTCGCATTCTTCTCCTCCTTTCCGTCAGATTATGCTCAGATATTCTTCCAGATGGTTTTCCAGTGTGACATATGCGTCCAGTAGACCGGCCATACCGTCAATTCGTCGCGTACCCTGATTCCCTTTGCATGGCTGAATATTGTCGTTTTTATCAACATCAACCGAGGTATTTGTCAGACACCATTTCAGAATCGGATTATTGTTATAAACCACTCTCTTTTTTGCCAAGTCAGCTCCAAGGGACTTCATCGGACTGCTCAGCGTTTTCTTGCCCTGAATAACGGGTTCCATCGTCGTGAGTCCGAAGGTGTTTTTCATATCCTCCACAAAATACGATGCTGACCACGAGTCGTACCCACACTTAAACAGGTAGATGTCAAGTTCGTTCTGCACTTCTTCGAACCACTCTTTGACGTATTTGTAATGTACCTTATTTCCTGGACTTAATCTCAACAATCCCTGTTCAGCCCATAAGTCATAAGATATCTTATCCTCTCTTACGCGCTGCTCTAACAGATCTTCCGGAAGCCAATACATTTGCAGCACATAGATTCTGTCATCTCCCGGTACCATGAATATTACGGTGGCGTTCGTCAAGTCCGTGGTGCTAGAAAGGTCGGTTCCCCCGATGCCATAACGCGGTTTCAGCGCTTCGAGATCGAACAGCTCCGTGTTATTCAACTGTTCGAATGTCAGCCAAGCCTCGGAAGAAGTCTCGCGGATATTGAATTCCTTGCAAACCAGATTCTTAACAAGCTTTGGATTATCCTTCGCCTTCTCCACTTTTGCCGCAAGGGTTGACTGCTTCTTTATGGTTCCAAGGCCCGGATTTGCTTTCTTCCAGCATTTCGGATCCGTCCATTCTTTCCGGCTGTCCAACTCATAAATAAACGGGAAGAAATGAGGATCCTTGTACCCCACACTGTCAAACAGGCCATTGATAACTTTTTCAGCCTCTTCGTACTTCGCATCGTAGATATCTTCCCGGATTACTCCGGCCGTGGAGGTAATATAGACAAGCGGCTGGTCTCTGGCCGAACAGCCGTCGGCCATGATATCGTAAAGGGCCTTTCCGTTCTTCCATTGGTGGATTTCGTCCATCAAAACACAATGTACGTTAAGGCCGTCCAGCGTATCGCTGTCAGATGCCAGCGGCTTGAAAATCCCATCATTGAAATACTCGGAAGACAGCTCCGCGACCAATGGCTTAATGCGCTTCAAAAGTGCCGGCGATTTCCTCACCATTCGCTTTGATTCTGTCCAGATGATCTTCGCCTGATCTCTCTTCGTGGCAACCGCGTAAACCTCCGGCCCCGGTTCCCCGTCTCCGACCTGCATATACAGGCCAACGATGGAAGCCAGAAGGGACTTCCCGTTTTTCTTTCCGACGATTAACACTGACTCCCTGCACTGACGAAAACCATTGATATTCACAAAGCCAAACACTGCAGCCAGGTGCGCTTTCTCCCAAAGTTCCAACCGCACCGGACTACCAGCACCGGCACCTTTGGATAGCTTGCAGTAATTCTCCGCAAACTCCAAGACATGGTTTGCCCTTGCCGGACTATAAAAATACTCGCCTGGATTATTGACTTCCCAGGCGAGGTGCTTGTACCACTCATGTATTTTATTTGATACGACCTCTTCCCCTGATTCTATCAGGTTCCAATATTCCAGGATCGGGTTATAGCTTAATGGATAGACTACTTTCTTTCTGCCGGCCATTAAACATCCTCCCTCCCGTTTACAAAATCATCGAAGCCGTCGTCTTCCACAACCACTTTTTTTTCTGTTTTTGGAAGACAATCAACCAGTATTTTCATAGCCTGGGTCTGTCTTTGCGAAAGCTGCAAATAATACTGTGCCTCTGGGCTCTGTTTGGTTCCATACTGATTCTCTCCATTCTTGTACTCCACGGTCGTCCCCTCACGGTTAATCGTTTCTCGGAGATCCTGCATTGTAATTGTCATGAAAGCAATGTCCTCAATGGTGGTAAATACAAGCTTCTTTTTGTTCTCATCTATGCTTGCAAAGAGTTTTTTTAATCTGCTTGTCTCCCGCTTAATCCGTTTTACTTTCTCCAAATAGTTGCCAATGCTGTCAACTTCCTCTTCTCTTTTCCTTGCTTCCGCTTCAAATTCCTTGTCTGTGTACACGTTTATACCACACCCCCTTTACGTACGACCTGTGTATTAAAT